GATACCATTGTCGATATTTTCAGTATGCCTGCGGGAGCCCAATTAACGACAGTACTGCTGTACTCGAGCACCGGTCTGGGGGCTGGTGTCGGCATTGATCTTCTTATTGGCGGCACGGTTGTGACGTCTGTAGATGATTTTTCTGCGGCAGATACAACCCATACGCGCTGTGTGCTGGAAGTGACCAGCGAAACCACGGATATTTCTGTCCAGGTTAATGGTGCTGCGGCAACAGGAGATCTTGTTCTCGAGATTTTCTATATCTACGAAGGCACTCTGTAAGGGTATCGCCATGGAAAAGATTAATCTGGTCTATATCGGACCTAAACCCTTCAAAAAAGACACCGTCACCGGCAGCCGTCTGCTGTTCCCACGCGGTAAACCCGTTGCGACTCCGTCTGATGTCGCCTGGCGACTGCTTGCTCATCCGTTGGTCTGGATTCGTGAAGATGAAATTGCCGAATGGGGCGCAGAGCAGGAGCGACTGCGCGAAGAAGCGATCCGTGAAGCGGAAGAACAGGCGCGCCGCGACGAGCTGGAACGTCAGAAACGCGATATGAACTGCGGTGAATATGGCGATATCGGTCGCCTGACTGCGGCGCAGTTGCGTACCCTTGTTGAAGGGGCGGAACTGGATGTTCAGCCACAGGGTGCACAGGAGAAAGTCGATGTTTACCGTCTCCGTGTTCGTGACGCTCTGCGTGCGAAAATTGCGGCAGAAGGGGAAGCATAATGATCTCGCTGGCATCACCGGAAGCACTATACCCGCTCGTTCGCGAAAGCATCTCTGGTGCGCTGGATTTTATGATCCGCCGTGCACTGATTGAGACAGCGGTCGAGTTCTGCCGGCAATCTCAATTGGTGCAGTCCACCATTGGGCCGGTTAGCGTCGAAGCCGGGGATAGTGTGTTGCTGGTGCCAGCGGATCAGCCGTATCAGGGTCGCCAGCTAATCAGGGTTTTTGGTGAAGAGGTCCAGCCCGGCAAAGAGCCGCCTCAGTTGCGCGCGGGTATTGACTACCTGCAACTGAGTGGAAACGAGTTGCGGGTAAACCGCAATTTCGATGGGTTTACTGTCGTGTTTGTGGTTGAACCCCGCCTTACCGCTACCACAATCCCGCAAATCCTGATTGATGACTATCCGCAGGCACTGGCATGCGGCGCTGTGTCGCGCATGGCAGCGAAGACAGGGAAGGCCTGGAGTAATTCGCAGCTCGCCGCGCAGATGAAGCCTTACTTCGTTGAGGGCTATCGCGATGCGTACCGTTGGCGCTTAGAGAACACGCTCTTCAATTCCTTCCAGAACCCCGTCATTAAGCAGGAGTTTTTCTGATGACTATCGCCGTTGTAGACGTGTTGGGTCGAGTGAACACTCAGTTACGCGATCCGGGATTCATTCGCTGGACGCGATCTGAATTGCTGGGCTATTTCAATGATGCTGTGCGCGCCGTCGCGCTTAAACGTCCGGATGCAACCGCATCGATTATCCCGTTCGCCTGCGCCGCTGGCGTGAAGCAACAACTCCCGGATACGGTCTATCAGCTGATTGACATTGTTGGGCAAGATAGCGGGCGCGCGGTGGTTTCGGCGGATCGTGTAACGCTGGATACTGCCGACCCTATGTGGCGGTCGACGACCGGTGAGGACACGGCGGAAGCCTGGCTCTACAACCCGGCATTGCCACAATTCTTCATGCTATATCCTGGCGTCTCCGAGGGGGTAGGGCTTGAGTTGGCGGTTTCCCTGTATCCGCCTGAGATCGAACTGGATGACCTGGACGACGAAGACCCGGTAGCTATGCCGATTAACGACATCTTCGTTAATCCGGTGGTTGACTGGTGTCTGTACCGCGCGTTCAGCAAGGATGCGCCCGGGCAGGATGACAATCTGGCGAAGCAGCACCTGCAGAACTACAACGATGCGATGGGCATCAAGAACAAGGTTGATAAGGCCGGTGCGCAAGCGCGCGCTGTCCGTGCGGCCGGTGAAACAGGAGTGGCACCGTAATGGGTACACTAACGCTAAGCGGCGTGCTGAAACGCCCGGTATCCGGTGATGTGGTACCAAATGCCCGAATTATCTTTGATGCGATTGCTACCGGCACGGTAGTGCTGAAAGGTGTGAGCTCATCGTGCAAAACGTCGGCAGACGGGAGTTATTCCGTTGAGCTGGAGTACGGTGATTACGCCATCCAGGTGAGTTGGTCGGGGCAGATTCAGCAGTACGGTACGGTTCATATTGACGATACCACGCCTATTGGCTCACTGAATGATTTGTTGATGCAAGAGTTAATAGAGTCGCAACTAACGCCGGAAATCGTATTAGAGTTCCGCCAGCTTCAGCAGGAAATGCAGGAAGATCTGGCAGAGATGGGGGAGCTGAATGCTGAGGCGACCAGTAGCGCTAGTGCGGCAGCGGGTTCAGCTTCGGCGGCCAGTGCCTCAGAAACCAACTCGGCGGCCAGTGAGGCGGCTGCAGCGGGCTCAGCTTTGGCAGCAGGCACATCAGAAACCAACTCGGCAGCCAGTGAAGCGGCGGCAGCGGGGTCAGCGTCGGCAGCCGGTACGTCAGAAACCAACGCGGCAGCCAGCGAAGCGGCAGCAGCAGGGTTGGCGGCGGCAGCTGGCACATCAGAAACCAACGCGGCAGCCAGCGAAGCGGCAGCAGCAGGGGCAGCGTCGGCAGCTGGCACATCAGAAACTAACGCGGCAGCCAGTGAAGCGGCGGCAGCGGGGTCAGCGTCGGCAGCCGGTACGTCAGAAACTAACGCGGCAGCCAGTGAATCGGCGGCGTCCACCAGTGAGACGAATGCCGAGAACGCGCGTGATGCAGCGGAAGAATATGCCCAGGAGGCAAAGGACGCAGCAAGTAAAGTCACAGCGCCGCTAACCGATCAAGGATTATGGGCCATTCAGTCGGGTTACCCAGCAACCCCCACGGTTGCCAGCCTCTGGCAGGTTACGGATGGTGGGGTTGATCCGGTCAACAGCGATATTATCTGGGATCCAGGAGATATGCTTGTCTACCTGGCATCGTCCGGTACATGGTGCAGATTGCTTGGCCAGCAAACAGTTGCCGGTGAGCCGGTAGCTCTAACGTTTGATGCCGATATTATCCTTAATGTCGGCGCTGGACTCCAGATTGTTACCAGTGGGACCACGGCAATCGATATTGCCCGCCTGGACTCCGATAACATGCTGGTAGTCGGCGATAGTAGGCTTCCAGGTATTGCGCTCAAAGCCTCAGATGCGACCAATATGTATGTGCTGGTGCCTGATGGTAGTGGCGGATATACCAAAAGCCGTATCTATACCGAGGCATATCCACCTGTTAGCGATACGTACGATAAGGAAGAAGTTGACGAAAAAATCGCTGATACGTTACAGAAAAAAAACAACTTATCTGATTTGGCCGACGCCGCTGACTCTCGAACGAATATGGGACTGGGTGACTCGGCAACAAAAAACACCGGTACCACAGAGGGTACGGTAGCGGCGGGTGACGATAGTCGCATTACCGGCGCATTGCAGAGCAGCAGCAATCTCTCCGAACTGACGGACAAATCGCAGGCACGCACCAACCTTGAACTGGGCAGCGCAGCAACGCATGACGCAGATGATTTTCTCTCAACTGACGGCGGTATCGTTGACGGCGATATCAATTCTACCGGGACGGTCACAGCCGCGGACTTGCTCGCCTCAGCGAATGCTCCCGGAGCCCCGGGAGGTATAGCTCGGATTGAAAACAATGGTGCGACCGCTGATTCATCTGTCTGGATTGAAGCTGCGTTTGGTGGCGATGAGCCGGGACTGGGGGTAGCAATGGCCTCATTCATGGCGCTGCTCGGCGCGGACGGCTCCACGGATTTTAATTTTTACGCGTCAGCGCCGGGTGATATTTCCGACCGCCGAGAACTCGCAATGACACTCTCTGGTGCGGTGAGACAGCTTGTTCTTCAAGCTGGCTGGTCTATTCAGGGTTACGCCCAGCTCGCGCAATTCATTATCAATAACGGTGATGTCGGTCTTCTGGAATTTCCTGGCGGGGCAATGATCCAATGGACAACCGGCACAACTGACGCCAACGGTTGGGGAACGGTTAATTTCCCGCTGGCCTGGGCGCAGCGTTGCGCAATAGCAATCCCGGTTAACTCGGTAGCGCAGGGTTCCAGCACCGTGGGTAAATGGGTGGCGGCAGTGCAGCGAATTTCTGATGTGCAGATGGAAGCCACTCTTTGTGGTGTTAACGACAACGTGGCGGCACAGCCATTCGTAATTGTGGGATTTGGTATATGAGTTCGAGTTCAAGATTTGCGTACAGTGCAGCCAATAATCTGTTTTATTCGTACAGTCGCGAGGGGGTTTATCGTGCTTCTGGTTCGTGGCCTGATGATGTTACCGATGTAAGTGACGACGTATTTAGTGAATATGCCGGTGTTCCTCCGGCAGGTAAACAGCGAATTGCCGGGGCTGATGGCCTGCCAGTCTGGGGCGACGCGACACTGTCCGTTCTCAGTGCCGACCAAATTCTGGAGCGCAACACAGCAGAGCGAGACAGACTATTACAAGCGTGTGCCATCGCTGCATTTCCGCTTCAGAACCGTGTTGACAATGGCGCGGCGACGGATAAGCAGGCGGCACAACTGGAAGCGCTGAAAAAATACTCAGTTGATTTAACGGATCCTAACATCGTTGACCTCACCTCTGATCCAGCTGTTTTCCCGGAAATGCAGTAGCTGTGAGCGTCAGGAGAGAGTGAGTTCATTGAATATTGATATTACGAACATGCAGGGGGAGGTTCCTCGTGATGCAGATGGTCTGCTCCCCCAGTCGAACTCTACCTATGCTGAAAACTGCTATTTCGACCGTGGCGTTGTAACCCCATTGACTGATGACGCCGATGTAGAGATTGCCTTTACCTTCACGCCGGTAACGATATTCCATTATTTTGACGATTACTGGTTCGGCTGGGATGAGGATGTGAATGTCATCCGCAGCCCAATCGCTCAGGACGCCTATAACCGCATTTACTACACCGACGGAGCTTATCCAAAGGTTACGAGCACCGATATTGCGCTTGTGGGGGATGTACTGCCGTCGGCATATTACCGGCTGGGTGTTCCCGCACCGGAAACAGCTATCGGTATCAGCGCCGTCACTCCACCGAATGACGATGACGGTAATCCGGTTATCGATGATGACGCAACCAATGATGAGACGCGCTATTACTGTGAGACCTTCGTAACAGCGTATGGCGAAGAGGGACCACCTGGGCCAGCGTCGGCAGATGTCGAGATCACGGTACCAGATAGTTCGGTAACTCTGAGCTTGTCTTCGCCGCCTGACGGCAATTACAACATTACCCGTCGTCGCATTTACCGCACCGTGACGACTACCAGCGACGCAGAGTTTATGGAGGTCGTTGAGCTGGATATAGCGGAAACCAGTTACGTTGATAGCCTTACCAGTGACGAACTGACCGCCACGCTGGAAACCGAAGATTATCTGATGCCGCCGGACAATATGATCGGACTGTGCGCGATGAACAACGGTATCAGTGTCGGTTTCGCCGGTAATGAGATCATGTTCTCGATAGCCTATCTGCCTTACGCCTGGCCGAACGCTTACAAGCTGTCTACTTACGACAATATTGTTTCTATCGCGTCGGTGGATACCGCCGTGGTGGCGGGCACCGAGGGCGTGCCCGTGGTGTTCTCCGGTATCACGCCGAGTAACATCTCTGATAAGCCGGTACAGCTGAATCAGGCCTGTCTCTCTAAACGGTCAATGGTATCCATGCTGGGTTACGTGCTATATGCAGGCCCTTCCGGGATCATCAAAATCACCGCCAGCGGACAGGGTACGGTTGCGACGGCGAACGTGCTGACGCGCGATCAGTGGCAGGAATTCAACCCGGCGACGATCCGGGCGTGGTCCGTGGGCGGGAACTATGTCGGGTTGTACGACTACGATGAAGACGGCGACGGCGTCTACGATACCGTTAAAGGCTTTATTTACGACCCTACCAATAATGACCTTCGCCACCTGACAAACACGTTTGATTCTGCATACGCAGACCCGCTTAGCGATCTACTATATGTCGCCAAGGGCACGGAACTCTGGCTGTCTCAGGGTGCTGATGTTCCTCTGGCTATGCGCTGGCGCTCAAAAATATTCCACGTCGCGCAGGGTACCAGCTTCTCTGTATGCCGGATAATGTCTCCCTCGGTGATGCAGGTCGGTGTGCGTTTCTATGTCGACGGCCAGATGGTCAGCCAGCTACCACCGGGCGCGATTATCGACAATGTGTTCAGGTTGCCGGTTATGACCGGGAGTAAGTGGCAGGCCGAAGTTTACGGATATGCGCAGGTTGATCGCATTACGCTGGCGCAGAGCATGAAGGAATTGCCGGCATGAGCATGACAGCAAAAGAATCGCTGGCTCGCGCTAAAAAGCAGGCAAAAGGGGGGCACCGTGCGGTATCGAAAGCGCTGAGCACATCCACCACGACCGTTGCGACCACGACGGCTAAGACTGGCGTCCTGTTCCGGGCAGATAAAACTCTGGATGCGCTGTATGAGAACATGGAGGTTCTGACCGGGCAGCGGGGCGACGGCGCCGTGGTCTATATGGTCGCGGATGGCTCAGGTAACGCTGTTCCTTATTATCCGGATGGCTCCGGCGGCACCACGGACGGCAGGGGCACCAGCGGCGGCTCTGGTGGTGATGGTGGCTTAACCCCAGCATATCCTTCGACGCCGACCGGGCTGAAGGTTAACGGCGGCTTTTCTGTCGTTGAACTCGACTGGAATGCGCCAACGTATTACGGCCACAGTCTCACGCAGATCTGGCGCTGCGAAGAGGACAATCTATCCCTGGCGGCGCAGGTTGGCAGCACGGCGGCCGATATCTATAGCGACCCGATTGATCCGGTCTTTGAGGGATATTACTGGATTCGCTTCGTCAATAGCGACGGGGTGACAGGCGCGTTTAACGTCAGCGCTGGTACTTACGTAAAGACGCAGGAAAGTACCGACGACATTATCAACGTCATCAACGATACCATTAATGATTCGCCGCTGATTGCGGAGCTACAGGCCGGACTGGATGGTGTTACCGAAGAGGTTGCTACCATTCAAAGTGATGGCAGCCAGGCCTTCCAGAATATGTGGTCTGTAAAAGCCAGTGCCGACGGCATTACCGCTGGTATAGGGCTGGTGGCCGGTGTTGATGACGAAGGCAATCCGATCAGTCAGGTCGCCGTAGCGGCCACGCAGTTCTTTGTCTTCGACCCGAATAATGAAAATCCCGATGGCACGATGGAAGCGTTATTCTATGTGGATGCCGAATATGGCGTATGCATGCAGAAAGCTGTCATTGAGCAGGCGACTATTCAGGTTTTGGATGCTCAGACTATCGTAGCGGATGAAGTCACTGCCGGTATCGAGATCCAGTCACCTGATATTGTCGGTGGTCAGATTGAGATCGGTAATAACTTCAATGTGACCAGTGACGGCGACATGACCGCCAACAATGCCACACTGAACGATGTGACGCTAAACAGGGTTACAGCCAATGAAGGACAGTTTAACAACGTTACAATCGGTGAAGACTGCCTGATTGAAGGTACGTTGGATGCTAACCAGATCATCGGGGATATTGTTAACGCGGTTGGGTTTTCCATGCCATCAAATGGCTCAGTTGACGGAACGCGTACAATCACTATCAGCGACGATCAGGAATTCGATCGTGTAGTCATGATTCCGGTGATTTCAACTTATGCCACGGGTGGGACAACGGAAGAATCTCATGGTGGTGACGATTTATATGGCTCAGGCATCACGACAACAATTTACTGGAATGGCACTTCTGTCGCATCCTCGGAAGTCTCCCAACTTGGAGATGGGATCTCATCCACATCGGTATCCTTGGTTAAAGATTTCCTGGCGGGATCTGGTGATCTCGTCATTAAGATAGTCGCCGAGACAAATGGGGATGGCGGTTGTCTTCCGGGGTGTAGCGATATTTGCCTGTTGCTTGCTAAAAAAGGGTCCGGGGGGATCGTTGTATCATGAATCCGTTTATTTCATTAATTCAGCGTGTTGCCAGCGATGTCGCTGAGCCGCAGCTGATGGAAGACATACAAAGCGCCTGCCGTAAAAAGCAGGTGTTTTGCTTTGGTGATAATGACACCCGCGTTGCTCTCCGATTAATGGAACGCGATGGCGAGAAATACATGTTGGTCTGGTTAGGGGTCAGTCGCGGCACTGGCGCGCTGGAGAAATTTAATCCAATAGTGACTGAATTATCGCGCGCGGCCGGTGCTGGTTGGTTTGAGTTTTGTACTTCGCGGCGCGGTTTCATCCGGGCCGCCGGGAAACTTGGTTTTGTCCGCCAACCTGATGATGAACAGGGGCGGATGTGGTTCAGAAAGGAGGTTTAACGTGGGCGGTGGTGGCGGGAGTGTGACGGTTCAGGAAACGGAAGCGGAGAAAGCGCAGGCCGAAGTGGCCGAGTCTATGTGGACGCTATATCAGCAAAAGCTGGCGCCCTATGAGGATGTGTTTATCCAAGACGTTGAGAAGATGAATAACCCGGTGGCGTATCAGAAGGCTGCTGGCGATACGAATATGTCGTATAGCTCGCAGTTTGGCGATGCGAGGGATAGCGCGGCTAATTCGCTGGCATCGGCAGGCGTTAACCCGAATAGCGGGAAGTTCGGCTCCACGCAGAACTCACTGACGCGCCAACAGGCGTTTCAGGAGAATGACGCTATCAACCAGGCACAGTCCTCTCAGGCCGATCAGTACGTTGGCGGGCTGGAAGATGCGCTGGCGATTGGCTCTGGTGAGAGCGCACAGAACATGCAGGCGCTGGATAGCTTGTCCAGCGCGGAGAACAAATCGGCAATTTCCGATGCTCGAGCTGCTGAAACCTCTTCTTTAGCCACTCCAGATGCAATGAGCATGCTGAACTCAGGAATACGTGCTGGTATGGGTGGCGTAGGTTTGTACAACTCAAAATATTCGTGAGGTGAATTGTGGGATATGCAGATGACACCATGGCCGAAATCACGCGGGAAGCGTGGCAGGACTGGGAAACGCGCTATGAGCCTGTGTTGGATGAGATGCTTAACCTGGTGGATACCCACCAGCTAATGACCGATCAGCTTGGGCGCGTAGCTACGAATGAGCAAAATGCGCTCAATACGTCACAAGTTACTGAGAGTAATGATATGGGGCGCTATGGACTGGCAAGCGCTTCTAACCCGCAAGACCAGTCTGATTCTGTCAGCGCGGCGCTATCCGATGCATCGACTAAAAATGGCATTCGTACTGCGGAACAGCAGCGCGATCTTAATATTCTGACCGGTTCTGGCTCTCAGGCAGCCAGTGCAGTGAAATACCATACTGAAGGAGCCTATTGATGGGATACGGACTTTTGCAGGCGGGCCAGCAGACCCGCAAAGAAGCAATGCAAGGTATGGGGCAAGCGGCGCAGGAGGATGCGCAACGTGAGGCTGAGCAGCAGCAAATTGATGCTCAGGAAACAGCACAGCGCGAAACAGAACAGGGTGCTTTCGAAGGCCTGAATATTGCCGGGCTGGCCATGTCTGTTGCAGCGATGTTTTAAGGGGGCAAAATGTCTTATGGAAGCGGCTTTGCCGAGGGCTTGAACTCGGTTAACAATATCTGGCGCACTGTAAACCAGCAGAAAAATCAGAATCAGATGTACAGCCTACGGCAGGCAGATCAGGCTATGCGCGAGCGGGAGTTTGCCCAGAACAATCAGTTCCGTCAGGATTCGCTTAATATGCAGAAGCAGAATCACGCGGACGAACTGGGCTTGCAAAAACAGCAGTTGGGCTTGCAACAGCAAATTGCCGGTATGAATCAGGATTTACGTCGCTCGGCGTTGGCAATGCAGCAATACCAGCAACAGATGACAGCGTTGCAGCCTGTGTATCAGGGGGCTATCCAGATCCTCTCTAATGGAGGTTCGGTACCGTCGGAAATCCTCGATAAATTAAGTGGGACGCCATACGACCTTGGGGCAATGTCCAGCACGCCGTACCGGTCTGCTATCAGTTCGATTACCGATGCACTCACCAAAAACCGCGACCAGATTAATACCCCAGACAACCTGAAAAACCTGAATTCTGTCCTGGCACCAGAACTGAGCCGCGGTGTTGGTGAGATTGACCCGGGTAACGGTAAAAAGCTGGCTAAGCGCGAAATAATTGGCGTAATACCGTCGCCAGATGCCAAGTTGCTCTCGCCTAAAATGCGCCTAACTTACTCCGATGGTTCGACAGCGGAAGGGCCGCTGTCCAAATTCGGCACAACGCACTCTGATGATCCATTGATCGCGATTCCTACGGAGAAAGCTGGGCAGCAGATGTTCGCACGTAAAGCCGCTTCGGCTCTGGTATCTTCTGATCCGAACACCAAAGCGCTCGGGGGAGCCGGTAAAAATACAGCCCGGCAGAGCGTTGCGAGTAAAGTTGCCGAACTGGAAGAGAAGCGCATTGAATCTGATGCTAAACTTCGCACCGGCTCGTTGGGCACCGATGATGCCAGCCAGAAAAAGCTGCAAAGTGATATCGACGCCAACGATAAGCAGTATCAGGATCTGGAGCACCACCTTTATAGCGTGTTCGGCGTGACACCGCCGGGGGATTCAGGCAATAGCAACAATGGAACGGTCGATACGCTTCGCCAGGGCATTACAGCAGATAAGGATTACCCTGGGTTTAAACAGGCGATGGCGAACAAAAAATGGGATGCGGATAAGATCCCAACCGACCAGTTAAATACGCTATTCGACCAGTATAAGCAGTCTTTAGCCCAGAATGCTAAGGCCACCAGCATGGCTGACCAGATGCGGCAAAGTTACAGGCCGAATGGGCGATAAACTTCTGGAAGGGCTGTGTTGGAACTATTCCAATGAATCGAAGAGGATTCGACACAGTACTATCTAAAATGTATATCTTGGTTTTTTATTCTGAAAAAACAATTAACACTATATTAATCTCAATCTTAATCTAAATTATGGGAATAATTCATTATAAATGAGTGTTGATGGTTGTTACATTCATGTGTTTGTTATTGAAGTGGGTTTTTATGTGATATGTTTATTTGATAGTATTTTTTTCAAAAAATCACTCATATCAGCAGGTGGTATCTATGGCTTATTTTCCGCGAAATCTAACCGAATCTACAGATAGAAGAGGGGTTCCAAAACATTTGACTTCACACTTTGATGAAAATACTTCTTACTTTAATAAATTACTAAAGAAAGATTTCAGTATGCCAGCAACAATCCTAACAATACAGGATAAGGAACGAATAAAAGAAGCTTACGAAAAAGCACACCATATTCGAGAGTATGAGATTAGCCTTTACTGGTCTCGATTGAATTATTTATGGACGATAACCGCAGTTTTGTTTGCTGGTTGGGGAGTCATACTTAGTGGTATGATTACCCCTGAAAAAGATCTCTCTGTTAGCGATTTGCAGTTTTTTACTTTATTTGTGATCTCTATTTTTGGTGTGATGTTGATCATGTTGTCAAGTTTTATTACCAAAGCAGGTAAGCATTGGCAACAGGTGTGGGAATATCATGTAACCGTGTTAGAGCCGTTTCAATCAGGTAGCCTGTACAGTTTACGGTTCATTAATGGTAAAAAGAGTTCACCGTCAATTAGTAGAGCTGTAGGGCTTTTCCATATTTTCTTATTGATAATGTGGCTCGCTTCAGCTTTGTTTTCAGCAACACTACCATTTTTTAAAGATGACATTATTTTTATTCGCGTCGAAATTACGGTTGCTTTAGTCATATTAGGCTTGTATTTCTGGATTAATAATTATGTATCGAAATCATCAGATGCCGATATCAATTTAGCCCCTTAGAGTTAACGCACGTTGGGGTATTGAATGGCTTATTCGATACCCTGTTGATATCGTAGACAAATGAAATAAACGTTGTACCATTCTTCTAATGATGCCGAACTGCGCCTAACCGCGGGTTCGGCTTTTTTATTGCCTTTTTTCAGGAGAGAATCATGCCCCTACCTCGACAGAATGAGTTCGATCCAGGCGTACCGCCAGCGGAGTATGCCTTAGTCGATGCCCCCGGCGCAGAGTTCATGGATATCCCTAAAGCCTTTGGCGTTGGCGCTGGTGAGGGTACTGCATCCCTTGGAAAAGGGCTTCTTTCTGCCCGTGAACCTATCCAGCACGCCGCAGACCGCGCCGCCGGAACTCAGGCCGCACCTTATGCTGGAATGGCGACCGCTGGTGGAGCGATGGGGGAAGTGCTGGATGACTTGGGTACCGAGGTCGGTAACTTTTTCAAAAGCCACATGTCAGAAGGTGGTAAGACAGTCCTGGATACGCCGCTTTATCAGGACGGGCACTTTACCGATAGCGCTAAAAACCCGCTTAACTGGCCGGTCGTAGCCGCTGAGGCGGTGGGCCAGACCGCCCCTGTTATCGCTGCATCTGCGGCTGGGGGAGTGCCAATGGCGACGATGGCAGGGTTTACGGAGG